TACCACCATTAGTACCATCAGTACCATTAATACCTCCAATACCAGTAAGACCTATAAGCCCTCTAGGACCTATACCACCATTAGTACCATTAGTACCATCAGTACCATTAATACCAGTAAGACCTATAAGCCCTCTAGGACCTCTACCACCATTAGTAGCATTAGTACCATTAATACCTCCAATACCAGTAAGACCTATAAGCCCTCTAGGACCTATACCACCATTAGTACCATTAGTACCATCAGTACCCTTAATACCTCCAATACCAGTAAGACCTATAAGCCCTCTAGGACCTATACCACCATTAGTACCATTAGTACCATTAGTACCATTAATACCTCCAATACCAGTAAGACCTATAAGCCCTCTAGGACCTATACCACCATTAGTACCATTAGTACCATTAGTACCATCAGTACCATTAATCCCATGATTACCGTTATGGCCTACATACCTTCGCCACGTATAGGCACTAGCACTGGTTGAGTCAGTGGGGTTAGTATCAGTATACGTACCTATATAGTACTTATTAATCGGAGACTGAGAGAGTCCACCCCCAGTACTAGTATCAGCGTAAGCTATGTGAAAGTAGGTGGTATTACCATTATCACCATCAGTACCATCAGTACCATCAGTACCATCAGTACCATTATCACCTACGAACTTCACCCACGTATAGGCACTAGCATAATTTGGATCATTAGGGTGCGCATTAATATAAGTACCTATATAGGCCTTATTAATTGGAGACTGAGAGAACCCACCACCGGATATAGTGTCAGCGTAGGCAATGTGTAGGTAGGATGTTGTTCCATCATCACCATTAACACCATCAATACCATCGGTACCGTCTTCACCTTGAGCACCTGCTATTAGTTTCCATGTGTAAGCACTGGCGGAGCTAGAGTCAGCCTGAGTGAAGTCTACGTAGGTACCTATATAGTCCTTACCTGAAGGAGACTGAGAGAATCCACCCCCAGAAATAGTATCAGCATAAGCCACATGAAAGTATGTAGTCTGACCAGTATCACCATTAATGCCATTGATTCCATTAGTGCCATCTAAGCCGTCAACACCATGAGCACCGTCTAATCCGTTAACGCCATCGATACCATCAGCACCATCCGTACCATCAGTACCAACGTACAGAGTCCAAGTGTAATCAGACGCGGTAGAAGAGTCAGTAGAATTAGAGTCTACGTATATACCTATGTAGCCCTTATTAGTAGGAGACTGCGAAAAGCCGTTACCAGTAATATCATCAGCGTAGGCTATATGTAAATACTGGGTAGTTCCGTCGATACCATTCTCACCAGCAAGACCATCGGTACCGTCTTCACCTTGAGCACCTGCTATTAGCTTCCACGAATAATCAGAAGCGGTAGAGGAGTCAGCTTGAGTGAAGTCTACGTAGGTACCTATATAGTCTTTACCTGAAGGAGACTGAGAGAAGCCACCCCCAGAAATAGTATCAGCATAAGCCACATGAAAGTATGTAGTCTGACCATTATCACCATCTTCACCGTTGATACCATCATCACCATCAATGCCATCAATACCATTAGCACCGTCTAATCCGTTAACGCCATCGATACCATCAACACCATCCGCCCCATCATCTCCGACATACAAGGCCCACGTATAGGCGGCGCTTGAGGTAGAGTCAGTAGGATTACCATCCACATAAGTACCAATATACTTCTTATTAGTTGGGGACTGTGATAAACCGCCACCAGACGCAGTGTCAGCGTAGGCAATGTGTAGGTAGGATGTTGTTCCATCATCACCATTAACACCATTAATACCATCGGTACCGTCCTCACCCTGTGCTCCGGCTATAAGTTTCCATGAGTAGTCACTAGCAGTACTTGAGTCAGCCGTAGTGAAGTCTACGTATGTACCTATGTAGTCCTTACCAGAAGGAGACTGAGAGAAGCCACCACCGTTTATAGTGTCAGCATAAGCCACATGAAAGTATGACGTCTGACCGTTAGATCCATCAACGCCATTGATTCCATTAGTGCCATCTAAGCCATCAACACCATTAGCACCGTCTAATCCGTTAACGCCATCGATACCATCAGTAAATCCAGTCTCTGCATCAGGTGTTATAACCGTTATGGTTACATTATCCGAAGTATTACCTACCATGTTCCGATACCGAGCTATGATGTCATACGTCGCATCATCCTGTAGTCCTACTAAAGTAGTTTCTGTCTGCTCAGGTGGGATCACATTCCATGCGTATTCAGTATCACCTTGTAGTTTATAACCTATCTGGATTATATCAACCGCTGAGGTCCCTGAGACGATAGCGTCCCAAGTTACTACGATATTAGTATTAGCAGTGGTATCAACATTAACTAGAGTAACACCGGTACCGGCTACGTTCTGCATATCAGCAGGCGTAGCAAACCTTTTGTTAGGCGTATACTCGGGGACTGGCTCAGCATTGCCGACATGCCAAGGGTATATAGTAGGGTCGTACTCTTGAGCAATAACCTCAACAGTAAGATCTTTACCCAGCTTAACCTCGCGCACTCTGTAAGGCTGTGCTACGTAGTTAAGAGCACCTGTAGTAACCGTTATTATATCGTTAGGCTCTAGCTGTAAGGCTAAGGGCTGTGTTCTAAAGACTATAGACCTTTGGTTCCTACTATCTCTGACCATAAACTCAGCGAGATCTTCAGCCTGATAGAAGCTAGTGACACCTGAGATCTTAGCTTCAGTAGTCAGCTTCTCACCGGAGTCTTCAGCTAGTAGGCTCGTGTATTGAGCATCAGTAGATTTAGGCCACGTAACCGCGTCTTCCTTATAACCCTTCAGGGCATTAGGGAACTTTACAGTAACTTGGTTAAGACGTTTTGATCGGTCCCCATAGCTTATAGAAACGCCGTCAATGATATTAGAATTATCAAAAGACATAACAGAGGTAGCGGCTACTTCCATAGATAGTACATATTTACCATTAATGAAAGGGAGGGCACCTTTAAAGGTCTTCAAGATCTCCGCGACGTTTTCCTTACTGTCAACATCAGGCTGTAATACGATATTACATGTAAATCTTTCCTTCTGAGTATCAGTACCACCATTAGGATTAACATCACCGGATGGGATAAACACGTACTCACCTATAGCCGCAACATAGACAAGCTGTCCTGCGCCGCCGAATGGCACAGCGGCAGGAAGATTAACAACTATGTCGCACTCATTGGCCGCCGCTATAAAGCTGGGTATATCGAGGTCCGATACAGCCAGCGCCTTACCATAATCAGCAGTAAGATAGTCCAATAATACAAGTGCTGGATTGCTGGACCATGCTTTTACACTTGAGTTAGTAGGGTTAACCCTTGGGTCCCATAGTCGCACACCCTTAACTAGGGCTGTTAACTTAGGGTCGCCGTAGTACTGTGGCCGGTCAGCGGTGTACATGAAGCTGTTCCACGACCAAGCTATGCCATTACCTTTCATGCTTGTGGTTATGCCTGAGAATCCATTAGCTAGCTCTGTAAACATACTCTGACTAGTTGCTCCGTGCTTGTGTAGTCCACGGTATAGGGGTCGGTTATTCTTAACCGTTGTAAATCTTTTGTGCGTATGCACTGAGTCGTCATCGATCTCTATTCTAGTAATAGACTCAATAGGACCCTGACACCAAACGTCGATACGGTGTAGGAAGTCCTCATCATCACGACTAGAGGGATAGCTGGCCTCATTGTTATGTGTGAAGAATGAGTCGGCACTAGTCGCTGGACTTGACACTGGTAGACGTTGCTTTGATATATCTTCCCATACTTTCGTAGGGGCTAACCGGCGCTCACCATATACGATAGGGATAGGGTGGGTGCCTCCTTGTTTTTGAACTAAGATACCAGCTTGGGCATCTTCCATTGCTTTTTTCTGCTTGTTAGCCATAACGGCGCTTGCTGTCAAAACACCGACAGCCGTAATAACTACCCATGCTAAGAGTGATAATCCCATGCCTTACTCCTTATCGTTTGCCCCACCCAAGAGAATCAGAACTCTCCTCGTGTGCAAATTTAAATATAGTGTCGCCCGTGTACAGGCTTTGCTGTACTGAGTCGCTTGTGTACCGGCCTCCTTTCTGGTTGTAGTTCGCCCAGTGAGAGGTAAGTCTCAGCGTCAGTGCAGATGTTTTGTTTGTTTCTTTGACAGCGAAAGTATCGAGTGTCCCCTTATATATAACCGTGGGGGTACCCACTACAGATCCATCAACAAGTATTGCGAGATAGATAGTGGCCGCGTGGCCTCTGTAGTTTGTCTGTGTGTAACCACGGGCCACGCCGTTAGCCACGTTACTCAACTTTAGGGTATAGCTCGACAGACTTATAGCCTGAGTCTGGCCGACACCTGAGAACTCAGAAACGAGTCCATTAGAGATGTAAGCTGTACCGCCAATCGTAATATTAGTAGCGTGGTTGGTGTAGTGGAGGTTAGCAGGTAGGTCACAGAGGTACGCATACTCGAAAGTGTCTGATCCCAGTGCTGATAATGTAGCGGCATCTAGTGTCAACATTAGAGCCTCTCCATAACATCTATTTCAAGACGCACTGTTCCATCTGTTCCGTACTCGATAACCTGTACGCTATTACGTAACGAACATCGTAGATATGTAACATTAGAGACCACGGTCCCACCGGTAACTATTTGATCAGGATAAGTATCGACGCCATCGGATTTCACCATGTACATCTTAGTGTGGTTTGAATAGTTGACATACTCCCCAGCCACTCCGTGGGTGTCCCCGAAGGTTGGTATTTGAACGTAGAATATCCCGTTAGAGCCGTCTTGCTCCATTAGGAAGGCGTGTATCGCATTGAATGCGCCCTTGTTCATAGGAGGGAATACCAGTGTCGCCTCGAACCGCTGACCGCCGACCTTACGAGTCAGTATCTTGCCAGACAAGGACTCTGATTTAAGGGTATTAACCTTGCTTGTGATCTTGTAGCTGACTGGCGCTGGGCTAGTCGGTAGTAATGGTGATGGCATTTTAGCCTCCTATTATAATTTTGTATTAGAAAAGGGTCCCGAAGGACCCTTATGTTTAGAAAGGTGCGTTTTGAGCAGACTCTGCGTATATGTCGCGAATCATCCCCTCAAACTTACCTCTGTGGTTCATTAACATCTGTTCAACATTATCAGCGTCGCCGCCAGTTACGTTAAAGTTCAATGTTGGGTTATTGGTTGTGGTGTTACCACCTTGGTTCTGGTCAGCTAAGAAAGATGACATATCTTTGTTAAGACGTTTATCGACTACTCTCTCTCCCTGCTCCAGTAGATAGGTTCCAGTATTCGGGACATTCTCTATACCGTCGTGTAACTGCCCAGATAATGCAATGCCTTGAGAAAGTGCGTATGTCGATACAATCCCTGCCGCCGCTGGAATAGCATTTCCCCCTGCTGTCGCTAAGGACATCATAGTGGCGGCTGGTGCGAGTGCCGTAGCCATTGTCGTACCTGCGGCGACGGTAAGGGCTGTGGTGGTTCCAAGACCCAGTTTGTCCATAGCGAACATTAATAGCTTTTGCTTTATGTACGTTAGGGCCATCTGTACAAACGACCCAACCACGGAGGTTAGGATAGTCTGTCCAAGTTCCTTAAACCCTGAGGCTAGGGACTGAGTGCCTGTTAGCATAGATGTGAAGACTGATTGAGCTTTAGTTTCCACCTTATCAAAGATAGACTCTAACTCAGTAGCCGTCATTTTAATGGACTCTAGGAACCCCCTAGTCTTGGCTTTCTGTCCGCCTGCATCTTCCCCGTCACCAGCACCACTGTCAGTTGTGGCATCATCAAGACCAGCGCCGCCGTCTTCTACCTTAGGGGTGTATACCTCAGGGGTAAAGATAGACTCGGTAAATGCGTTGTTACGAGCTTCGATTTCTTTAAGTTTCTTTTCTAGAGCCACAACCTTAGCGGTAGCCTGAGTAGTGTCGATCTGGAAAGCTATAGGCGTGGCATCATCTAGGAAGGGAATCTTATTGTATATTTCTAATAAGTTATTAACCTTAACTAGCGCCGCTTGTAGTAGCTCATTAAATATAGTGATAAAACCTAACTTAAACCTAGCGAATCCTAGTTGCATCTTAGCGAAGACACCTAAGGTCCCATCACGTATATCGAGAAATATCTTCTTCCAGCTACGACCCATGTTCTTCAATGAGTTAGCAGTCTCGCCTACGAAGTTACGGAATACTACCTTAAGAAAATCCCAGTTCTCGATCGTCTTATAGATTGCGACACCTAAGGCTACGAGGCCAGCTACTATCCATGTGATCGGGTTAGCCAACATAGCGACGGCGAGGCCCCACATAGCAGTAGTAAGCGCGGCTATGCCGACCAGTACTACGGCACCAGTTAAGACAGCAAGTCCTACAGCGATCTCATCGAAGTACACAGCCATAGAGGCTAGTGCAGGTTCAGCGGCCCTAAGAAACTTAGTGGCTGACTGAGTGATACCACGGAACAGATCATTGATACCATTCTCAGCGACTACCATCTGTAACTCTTCTAACTGTGAGTTAAATAATAGTAGGTCACCGTTAAGGCTATCCATCTGGGTAGCGGCCATCTTCTCAGCGGCCTTACGTGCGTTATCTAATTTCTCTTTAAGGGCACCGGCACCGGCTAGGCCTTCATTCATAAACTGCATCATGGCAGAACCAGCACGACGACCAAAGATAGCGATCATGTCTTGCTCGTCACCGCCTGCGGCTTTGAGGTCTGTAAGTATATCTGTAAGACCACGGACGTTACCTTGCGCGTCTTTTGTATGCACACCTAATCGACGTAGCACCTTAACCTGCTGGGTCATAGCGCCCGTAGAGTCGGCTATAGCTTTCTCAGTGACACCGCCTGTAGTAGCTAGGGCCGCGAACGATCCACGCAGTGCTGTACCGGCCATAGATCCCTTGATACCAGCGTTAGCCATCATACCGATAAGCGTAGCGGTCTCTTCGATCTCCATGCCCATAGCTCGTGCAGAAGGCGCGGCGTAGGACATAGCAGTCGCTAGGTCTGTTAGGTTTGTGTTACTTTTTGCAGTTGTTACTGCTAGTACATCAGCGGCACGTTCTAATTCATTAGACTCCATACCCATTCCCTTCATGATGTTAGTCATGAAGTCGGCTGTATTCTGTACACTTGTTTTTGTTGCGGCGGCTAGGTCCAAAGTTGGACGAAGTGCGTCGTTAATTTCTCTTACATTTAAACCAGCCTGAGCTAGGAAGGTTCCTGCTTGTGCTGTTTCTGTTGCTGTAAATCTGGTTGCTTTAGCGGCATTACGCATAGAGACGGAAAGCTCATCTAACTGGCGCTTAGTAGCTCCGGTCTTAGCTTTTACGTCTTGCAATGCTTCTGTGAAGTTACCATAGGTCTTAGCTGAGGCTATGAATACAGAACCTGCGGCTACACCTACGGCGGCGAATGCGGCAGTTGCCGCCTTGGCTGATTTCATCATAGAACCAAAAGACTTGTTAGCACTCTTGGAGGCCTTGTCTAGGTCCTTACGGAACTTCGCGCTATTAGCTACCAGATCAACAGATAATCTGCTGATAGTTGCCATGAGTAATCCCTTATTATAATGTGCGTAGTTTTACGTTTCTACGTGCTTGAGTTTTTGCTGTTTTGTTAACACCCAGCCTCAGGTGCTTTCTGAAATGTAAAATGGTGGACCGCTCTCTACCTTGGATAGCTGGGCGCATGAATGGTCGTGCCCTAATCCGAGAGTTTCCATATTCCACGTTAAGAGCTTGGTGTCCTGTAGCGCCAGCTTTCCTACTTCCACGACCTGCGGATACTGAGGCAATCATCGAGGCCTTACGACCTGCTTTCTTTAGCCGCCTAGGATCTGTTGTAGCACTTAGACGTACTGTTCCAGCCAGTCCTCCAGTGTCTCTAGGGACGTTGTTACGAACACTGACAGCTACAGGGGCCATTGCGGCCTTACCTGCGGCTTTCAGCACTTTCTTATGGAGGTCATGGTCCAGTGCGTTAAGGGCCTTTTCTAGTTCTTTAAGGCCTCCGACCTTTACGGTCATAAACTTCTTAGACATTAGTTTTCTCCGCTAGGGATTTGAATAAGGCCATTTGGCCGTTTTGTGCTTTCTTGCGGTCCATGTAGGAGATAGACTTCGGCTGTTGGTAAATGCGTATGAAGTCGGTAGGTTGAAGGACTTTTTTGCTTCCAGCGCAGTTCGCGACGGTTGCGGCAATGAGACCAGCCCTATAATCTTCTCGTGCAGGACCAAATGGCTCTATAGAATAGTACGCCATCCACTCCGCTAGTTCTTGGGAGGAGAGACTGTTCTCTAGGTGCCTTACGGTCATACCGAGATGACCAGCCAAGCGGAATTTAAAACGCCTAGCTGGATCTCTTTTTAGTTTTTTTCAAGTTCCTTTACATCTTCGTCTGACATTCCAGACATGCTTCGGGCTATGTCGAACAAGCGATTAACTACCTGAGCGTTTTTCTTACCCAGTTCAATAGCATCACTGTCTTTAAAGATACGCGCACCTTCACTGTCACAGATAGATAGGACCACTAATCGTGCGCGTAGGTTATCGAGGTTTGCTGAAGCTCCGATAGAGGCTTCAAAGTGGTCACGCTCTCGCGCAGTTAAGCCACGCACACATATATCACCGCCCCACTCAGGGACAGAGACTTCTTTAACGTCTAAGTCTACGGCTTGAAAAATTGATTTACGGTCTAACATGTTATGTCTCCAAAATAGTTAAAAATCAAATAAGGGTCCACCCCGAAGAGTGGACCTATATTAATAAGTTACTGTATTAATTAAGCAGTAACAAGCGCGAAAGATACGTCGCCGTCGATAGCAATTTCTACGTTAGCAGAAACAACATCTTCAACAGGGGTATCGATAGAGAAAGTGCTTACAAAGCCTGTGAACTGAGCTACAGCATTCTCGCCGCCAGAGATCCACTTGATAGCGAAAGTCTGAGGAGTGCCAGCGTCGTACTTAGCTTTAAGAGCGGAGTGGCTAGTATCACCAGCTACCCAGTTGATAGTAAGGCTCAAAGTTCCAGAGTCCTTCTGTCCGACTAGCTTCTGCTTGTGAGTGTTGCCATAGCTGTTATATTCAATGATGTTAGCAGACAATTCTAGAGTGCCTACAGAGCTTACTTCAGCGACTTTAGTAGAGCTATCCATAATCCCGTCGATAGCTTGGGTCATGTGTAGCTCAGTAGCTAGGCCGTGGAAAGGAGAAACGATTGCAGTCATTATTTTATTCCTTAGTTTGTATATATGTTTAAAATGATTATATTCCGATAGAGCTTCTGCTCTTCTTCATACGTATTGATTACTGACTCGACATGAGCGCCTGTGACGTTAGTCGTGCCCATGCTACCGGACATACCATTTAGCTGTGTCGTTATATGCTCTGATAACTGACGCATAGTGACATAGCTGGGGCTGTAGGCCGTTAGTGTTACGTTGTATCGTACTACGCTCTCGAGACTACCTATCTGTGCCAGTGGAAACCCTGCACCAATGTCATAGACGATTGCCGTGGTGGTTTTATCCTGTGGTAGTCTTAATGCGTACACGTCGTTACCTACTAGACCAGTGATGTCACTGTTAGATAGTAAATATGTTCTGAGGTCTACATCAATCATTAGCTTCTCTCCTCACATATCATCTGGATCTCGCGGTCCTTTAACATTATATTAGCAATGGCATTAATTTGGAGCGTAATTCCCTTGACTACGATATACGCATTCCGTGGCAGTGAAGCTAACTCAGGATAGTATCGGAACCTTAAATCGTACTCTGTCTTACTAACTACAGAATCAGCCTCTGCATACTCACGTCGAGGCTTAGTCAAAGCACTACAGTGGTATGTACCTAATTCTGTATAGCACTGCTCGACTTCGCCCCACTCACACGGAGCGGTAGAAGGTATGTAGATTGTTGCTTTGTTTTTCAGCTTGCCTGATCTCATAACTACCTCAGCTTGTAAGGGTGAAGGAGATCCTTAGCCGCTATTATGGGCTTTAGAGACTTAATGTTCGTACCGACTATTTCGTTCTCGCGGTTCTCCCAAAGACTAGCCGCTATTAATAAAATTGCTGACTTGACGGGTGACGGAGCGTCTGCCGGAGACATACCAACTACATAAGTAATGGTTACGGTCTCAGGATCTGCGGTTGCAACATCTGTAGGCCACTCTCCACCTATAGCTGGATATAAATAGCCTATACCGTTGCGGTTGATCAGCCTGTAGTCTGTGAGTGTCTGTAAGTTAAAGCTACTATCATAATATTGGACCGACGTTATCGATGACACTGGGCCACCTGTCAGCTTTAAAGGCGCATTAGATTTGAGCGTCTTGAAGTTAATTACAGCAGTCTGTGAACTGAGCTTACGACCTGTGTACTGTTCAGCGAATGCTGTAGCAGTACTGATCATGATATCGGCTTCTGTCAATTCTGAGGAGTCAGCGGTAAACCGTAGGTGTTGCATTAACTCTGTTGTGCTAATTGGATTAGACATGGTTTATCCTTTGAATGGTATGGGACGGAGAGGACCTCCGCCCATGATGTTATTACTGTGCGCTGGCTATACGAGTCAGCACTGCCGAGGCATTTGCCACATAGACAGAATAACTGACGCTATTCAGGCTCGCCGTTATGTGGAGAACAGGGGGCGGTGTGTAACTAGGGGCCA